TAAATTGGGGATATAGCACAGAATATGCTTCTTATGGTAATGATAATACATCTGGAAGTTCTGGTCTTGTAAATATTCAAGATCCTGGCGGTGCTTTTGCTACAAAATTTGGAACAAGTTTTGCAAATGATAATAATAGAGGAACTACAATTAATAAGACAATTGATGTTTCAAATGATGCTGGAGTGTTCTTTAATATTGGTAATTTTACATTATCGGAAGCAGCAAAATCTGATTTTGATGCTGCTCTCTCAATGAGATTGCAAGCAGCAGAAGAACTTCCAATGATGCAACCCTACTTTAGGTTAAAGTACATCATCAAAGCATACTAAATATGGTATAATATCTGTACAAAGTGATTGTATTATGGCACTAAGAGCAAGTTCTCAAATTATTCCTATTAAACCATTGGAGTTGATTGATGCAAAGTATGATCAATTCATTGGAACTTATGAAGATCATGTACCAAAATTTATTTGTGACAGGTTGATGCAAACACTTGATAAGTTTGTAGATACAGACGCATCAAGCGGAGACTACAGGAACGAAGAAGTTGTTATGATGGATGGAACAAAACAGTTTCCTGATAAAGTTCTCGGCAGAAAAGATAAATCTATTCTTTTACAATATGCTGATGCTATTCTTCATTCAGAAGTAAATCAGTATTTGCAAGCATGTTATTTGCATTATGTTGAACAATATGGATTTGTTGGTCAAAAACTGATTAGTTTTGATCAAAAACTCCAGAGAACTGAACCAGGAGGTGGATATCATCATTGGCATTGTGAAAATAGTACATGGGAGATGGCACAAAGATCTCTTGTTTGGGCAATCTATCTCAATGATGAATTCGAAGCAGGTGAAACTGAATTTTTACATCAGCACATTCGTGTAAAACCAAAGAGAGGCACCGTTGTTATTTGGCCTGCTGCTTGGCCATGGCAACATCGTGGTAATCCTCCCATCAATGGTACTAAATACATTTTGACAGGATGGTACATTAATTGCCCGATCTAAAATGGCAGAAGTAAAAATACAACTAAACGCAGTAGATGGTTCTCTATGGTATCAAAACACCATAGAGAAATTGAGCGAATCTGATCTTGATGAGATAAAGTCTGTAGCTGGAAGTTTCTGGTGGACTGATAATGATGAAATTACCATGCTAACTGTCAACATGGATGGATCATATTCATGTGAGAGAAGAAAGAAAGTATGGAGTTATCGTAATGGATCTTATACTTTTACACACTACAAGTTTAATGATCCGTCAGAAAAACAAGTTTTAGAACTTTCTGATGTTCTTCTTAAAAAGTTTGGTGAGTTGCGTGTTAAGAAACTTCAATCTGAAAAGGATAAAGTTTCTAATTTTCTTTCTACTCAATATGAAGGAATTTTTTCTTCTCTGAAGGGATTAAGAAATCGTATGTTAGTTGATACTGATTGGACTCAACTTCTTGATGCGCCAATTTCTGAAGAAGATAGAGAAATTTATAGAAAATTTAGACAGTATCTTCGTGATATGCCAGAAGATCCTGCATGGATGGGTAAAAACGCATTTGACATTGATTTTCCAATCACTCCAAAAGTTTATTTTGAAAAATATCCAGATAGAGATGTTGAATACCTTTCTGTACCAGAGCATTTTGAAAATCAAGCATCAATGCAATTGAAACTTAAGGTAACTAAGATTTTAAAATATCTCAAACTTCCACTCTTTGCTATTAGTGACGAAGAATTTAATAATGCTTCGTACCAGGAAATGAAAGAAAAATTTGATACTTATCTCAAGAAGATAGATGGAAATCTTGAGTTTAATGTTCAGTTTAAAACATTTGATTCTGATAATTCATTGCCAACTGGTCCATCTTACAATTACACAATTGACGATATTAATGAAGCAACATCATAATTATGGAATTTAAAATTATTGATTTTTTTGAAAAAGATTCTAAAGAACTGAATATACTACAGCAAGCATTCTTTAATGCTCCATTCACCAGCGGAAAGATGAAGATTTCCCAACCGAATGGGGAGTTTATGGACGATAATACTGACATTAAAAATAACTTTGAGATGGAAAAAGATGCCGTAGAACCAGGACATCAGTATTTCCATCATTATTCAAAAAATTCTTATTATGGTAGATGCTATGAAATAGTTAAAAAAGTAGTTGAAAACAACTATGAAATAATGACTCATACTCTTAGAAATAAAACAACAGATTTTATTTTTTCAAAATATCCAGAGGGTGCATATTACAACAAACATGTTGACTCTCAGAAAATGGGTCAGACTTTAAGGACTGATTATAGTGTCACTGTTTTTATAAATGACCCTTCAGAATATGAAGGTGGTGAACTTTGTATTGATGTGGGGACACATGAAATGAAATACAAGTTGGATGCTGGAAAAGCAATCGTGTATCCAACTGGAGTTGAACATAGGGTAAATACTGTCACTTCTGGCGAAAGACATGCATGTGTTTTTTGGATTGAATCTGCCATTCAAGATATTCGTATGAGAAAAATTTATAGAGATGTTCATGACATGTGTAATAAATATCTCAATGAACCCAATGCTCCAGTTCTAATTTCTAAGAAAGGATTTGAATTGCAGCATTATATATTGAGACATTTCGCTAATTACAGCTAATGAGAGTAGTAGAAGTATTAGAATTTACAAGATTTATTGAGCATTATTGCCAAACTAATAATGTTGCTGTCTTATATTATGAGATTAACTGTAGAGAAGACAGACGCGATGATGTAGTTGCTTTTTATGAGGGAAAAATTGATCGTCTCTTACTGAATCCACTAAAAAAAGACGATGATAACTTCATCGTTTTTAATACTGATGCTGAAGCAATTCAATACGCAGAAACTAATTTTCCATATGAATCGGATTTAATTTCTGCTGGTATTGATTCAGAATTCTTTATTCATTGTCGCGTATGGCATCAGTCTGGTGCTTTTAGTTGGGAAAATAAGGACGGATCTATTGCATCAATTCCAGAAGCACAACCACCTGCTTGACAACCTTTGATATCCATGCTATGGTAGCAAGGCGTTTGTGAAACAGTATGAAAGTCCCTACACAATATGAACTGACGCATCTGCAACTACAGGCTATGCTTCGTGATCATAATATTCCAGAAACTGAAGTAAAGTATCTGGGTGAATTTGAATACACTGCTGAATACCAAGCACATCCAGAATACCATGGTTATATGATGCATTGGTATCGTATTGGTAATGAACATGAAGTGCCTGTCTGTGACATTGCATCTGTCGATCGGGTAGACGATCAATGAACTGTCACATGGGGTCGCAAGACCCCTTTTCAATGCCTTATACTATTCTCATCAACAGCACACCACATGACCCTGCTTCCCTACATCGGTTCTGTTATTAACCTTGGTAATAGTTTTTCTCAGGCAACTCGCCCCAAGAATGTTGGTCAGTTGTCTGATATGATTCAAGAGTTTCGTGATCTTGATTGTGATCACAGTGTAGATACATGGGAACAATACTACGATCAAACTCAAGGCAAAGATAAGATTGAAGCAGCATCTGTAAAGATCTGGGAGTATGTGCAGCGTATTAAGAACAACCTTGAAGAGTTGACTGAAGAAGACGTTTACAACTGGACAAAAGATCTTATCATTGACAAAACGTTCTCTGGTCTCCAAGTTCAACTTGATGTGCTAAAATTAGCTGCTGAGGGTAAACCCTTCCGCCTTGCCAAACCAGAAGAAGAGTCTAAGGGCATTGATGGTTACATTGGTGATGAACCTGTGTCTATCAAACCCAAGTCTTACAAAAAAACTATTGAATCTGGCAAGGAAAGCATTCCTTATCGTATTATTTACTACACCCAAGGCGAAAAGCAAGGTCTGAAACTTCATGAATGAGATTATTTGTTCTGATGCTCTTACTGCTCTCCGTAAAATGGAGAGCGAGAGTGTTGATATTGTGTTGACATCACCTCCATATAACTTTGACATGGAGTATGATACTCACAATGACAAAGATGAAGCAGAGAGGTATATGGATACACTTGTCAGTATATTTGATGAGTGTATTCGTGTTATGAAGAGTGGTGGTCGTTTGATTGTCAATATTCAACCAAATTACAAGGAGTATTATCCTTCTCATCATCGTCTCACAACTGCGATGACAGAACGTGGTCTGATATGGCGTGGTGAAATTTTGTGGTTGAAAAATAATTTGAAGAAACTAACTGCATGGGGCAGTTGGAAATCTCCGTCCTGTCCTTATTTGTCGTATCCATTTGAGTTTATTGAGGTGTTCAGTAAGGATACCCTGAAGCATACTGGTGATCGCAATGATATTGACATCACAAAGGAAGAGTTTATTGAGTATGTCAATGGTCACTGGTCATTTGCACCAGAAACTCGCATGAAGAAGTTCAATCATCCTGCTATGTTCCCAGAAGAATTGGCAAAACGGTGTCTGAAACTCTTCTCTTACAAGAATGATGTAGTTCTTGATCCTTTTAATGGTGCTGGTACAACAACTCTTGTTGCTCATGAGCTTGAACGTAGGTATATTGGTATCGATATTAGTGAAGAATACTGCAAGATTGCAGAAGAACGTATCAAGAAATCAAAACCATTGCGGGATTTCCTGACCAGTGAGTAAACTGTCACAGGGGGTCGCAAGACCCCTTTCTCATGCCCTATACTATTCTCATCAACAGCGCACCACATGACCCTGACCCTTCGCCCCCACCAGCAGCGTATGCTCGATGCTCTGCTGTCTGCTGATCGTGGTCGCCTGACCTGCCCTACGGGCGGCGGCAAGACCCTTGTGATGATTCTGGACACTCTGCGCCGCCTTCAGGCAGCAGAGCGCCCTCAGACGATCGTAGTGGTCTCTCCTCGCATCCTGCTGTCGGTCCAACTCTATGAAGAGTTCTTTGCTGAACTGAATGGCAAGGTGAATGTGGAAGTTCTCCATGTTCACAGCGGTGAGGTTGATGGCATGAGCACTACCAAGATCGATATGATCAAGTGCCATGATGTTGTGTGTGAGACTGCTGGTGTTCACCAACTGATCTTCACCACCTACAATTCTCTCCGCCGTGTCAATGAGGCAGGCATCGATGTAGATACTATCTACTACGATGAGGCGCACAATTCTGTTCGCCGTGACTTCTTCAAAGAAGTTGCTGCTGCTTCGCTGACTGCTAAGCAAGCATACTATCTTACTGCCACTCCTAAGTATCGTGGTGGTGCTATCAGTATGAACAATACTGATGTGTATGGCAGTGAGTTGATCAATGTTCCTGCTCCTGAGTTGATCAGCAATGGTAGCATCATCCCTCCTACCATTCTGCCTCACGTTGTTGACATCGAGCGTAACAAGTCTCTGCTTGCTGCTGAGAACGATCGCCAGGTGCTGACTGACATCGTTGCCAAACTTGACGATGATGCTGCTCAGAAAATCCTGGTTGCTGCTCCTAACACTCGTGTGCTGTGGGCGTTGCTGACTGGCACGAATGTGATGGCAGAGTTTGCTGATCGTGGTTATGATGTGCTTCACATCACCAGCAAGCACGGTGCTTATGTGAATAAGCGTAAGGTTGGTCGTCAGGAGTTCTTTGACACTCTTGATGCCTGGGGTAAAGATCCCAGCCGTAAGTTCATCATGTTCCACTATAGCATTCTGTCTGAAGGTATCAACGTGCCTGGTCTGACTCACACTATTCTCCTTCGCAATCTGCCTGTGATTGAGATGGCGCAGACCATTGGACGTGTGATCCGTCTTGACCGTCAGGATGCTGCTGACATTGCTGCTGGTAAGATCCCTGCTGGTCAGTGTCAGTTCTATCGCAAGAAGACTGGTTTCGTGACTGTGCCTGTCTTCACCAACTATGGTAAGCAGACTGAGAAGCGTCTCCAGCGTGT